ATGCTGGGCGTGAGTGTGAACGAAGTGAACGCATCGTGTGAATGGAAATAGTGCTACAGGTCGCGTCATAGGCGAACTACTGCAAAAAGGCTATGCACGTGAATGGTGGCTGTAAGGCTCTCTACTGTGCTCTAGGGCTCAGTATACCTAGCAACGGTTAGAGGCACCTTATAGCCGCTTCTAGGCGTGTCTGAGAGCGTTATAGCTGCGCTGTACTGTTGAGTTGGTAGGGCCAGACAGATCACTTCATATCTACCTATACACATAACTTATCATACAGCAATGAACCATTACAATACCTTATCATTGTATCTCAGTAACTCATTGCTTATTGCGATTCATTCTCAATAAGGCGTGACTATAGATGATGACAGTGCCCCAGTACCGTGTCCAGAGTATCTGCATCAGGCACAGGTACGCTGGACAGAGGCTGCTCGCAGGCTCACAGTGGACACAGTGCTAGCAGTTAATAACTACCTGCGCTGTGCGTCCTTGATCGCAAGAGGGGGGTACTGGGGGGAAATACGAGACCCCTTGGCGATATAAGGCTTGTTAAATTTATGCTATTTTTTAAGGACCACCTAGCGTCGGTAGAGAGGCCCCTCAACGCAGTCAAACAGCTAACACAGCACACACACTAGGAAGGTGCTCTTGTAGGAGCTTATAGGCACCTGTAGCGATCATCCTATGTTCCAGCTGAGTACCATTACCACACCTGAGTTGACAGTAATGAATCCAAGACCTAATAGTACCGTTCATGTACAACCTAGTCGGTGTAGAGAGTGGTAGTACTTCTCTTGCACACTCCTTAGCTACCCCATCTTCCAACATTCTCTGATATAAGTCATAACACTGGTTGTACAGCTTGATTGTCTCTTCAGTGTATTGATACCTCAACGTTAGACTTAAATCATCAGTGCTATTCTGTCGGTTCTTAGTATCTTGTTTACGAAACTGTGGAGGGGCTGCTACTTCTGTTACCTCAGCATATCGTTGACTAAACTCCTGGAAGCTAAATGATCTATGTCTAAGGATCTGTGCTGCTATACTCCTAGTAGTGTTAATCTCTACACACATATTAACCATCTCAAATGGTGACCAATGTTGATGATCAATGAGATACTTAATTAGTTTAGCACTGGTCTCAGTGTTGTTTTGATTAGCTGGGTTACTAACCCTAGCCATGTAACTAATAAGCTCTTCAGCATTAGGAGTGATGTGTACTAAGGTGGTAGTATGCATTAGTGGTGGTTAGTGGAGGTTATTGGAAGAGTTAATAACAGTAGTGACGGTTAGAAGAACCTCGCTTCGCTCGGTTACTTATACAGTACTCACAGTATTAACCGTAAATAGTGTAGGTTGGAGGAGGTTTTGTGTCTTTTGTGTTATACAGTACTTACGGTAATAACCGCCTTCGGCGTGTTATACAGTAAAGAAGATATAACCCCCCTAGAAAGACTTATGTTAACTTCCCCAAGGTTAACTGTCTAGAGAGTAATAGTAGCTGGTGAACATAGATAAAGAAGGAAGAGATGTGTCTTAGTTTACTAAGGCATGTCTCTTCCTAACTTCGGAGAAAGTGGTCCACCCTCCACTTCCCCTTGTACGGGTGGGACCTGCCTAAATCCAAGTAGGTACAACACTTTTTGTCTTACCTCTAGCCTTGCGTCTTTGCTCTAAATTCATACCCATCACTAGGTGATTAGTAGCAGCTACTGGATCATCAATAAATGTCTCAAGGATATCTTGCCACTCTTCTTGCTTACGCATCTTAACAGCTTCATAAGCAGAGATACCCATAGCATCAATAAAGTACTTAACACCTTGTGCTAGTGAGTCTAATCTGTCGTCGTGTTTAACTGCTCCCTTCTCCCGACACATCCTAGACATTTGGTAGAAGAGCATATATAGTAACCGTTCCTCTGGTGCTGCGTCCTTATTGGAGTTGTAGTCCCACTCCACCACCGACCTATCCACGATCAACCTATGCTGGTTCATCACGGGTTCTAGGGTATCAATAATACGGTCTTCCTTACGGACATTAGCACGTACTTCCTCGACATCTATTGCTTGTTTAGTTTGTTGCAGGTGTTTCTTAAAGAGTTCTGCGACGATACCGTCTCCAAAGTTTGTTTCGACAACAAGTTTGGTAACGTTATAACGCTTACACCCACGAAGGATGTCAAGAAGTGTGTTATCGCTATAACCGTCGCGATACGCTCGTACTTCGTGAACGTAGAGAAAGCCATTCTTTTGTGAGATGTATGTTGCTGCTGTTTCATCAGTACCCCTACCACTAGGGTCAACGGAGCATATAGTTTCAGTGTAGGCACTCCACTCACCTTGTAATTGCATCGGTGAGTAGAAGTAATCACCTGGTAGTCCTACGGTAGGGAGGTCTTTGAGGCAGTTACGTGGATCACTACACCACACCACAGCATCAGGTGCCTGTGTAGGGTTAACAGACGTTACCACTAGGTCACTAAACTTAAGTGGGAACTTCTCAGCATCACTCAAGGTTGTATCAAGTTGGAACTGTAGCATGAAGTTACTACGACCCATAGCAGCTTCACGTTCTATTAGGTCCTCACTAGTAAAACGGTCTGGATCTGTTGGCGTCCACTCCTCAACACCCATCTCGATGTCTTCCACAATCTGTGGTGACAATAGACCTTCATACTGTGATAGCTTATCCTTACGAGGGTAACGAGATGGCCACACAAAGGGTCGGTAGTTACGCTCTGCTAGCTTACGGTAGATGGTGAAGGTAGTCTGAGGCGTACCCAGGTACATAATACGACTATCTTTCTTTGGTGTAAGGATGGACTCAGCCTCAGTACACAGCTGCAGTAGCTTCTCCCGCATCATCTCAGTCATACTGTTGCCTGGTACTTCGATATCATCAAGAATCATCAAGTCTGCACGACTACCAGTCAATTGACCTGTGATACCAACACTCTTTACTGATGGCGCTTGGTGAGGAGAGCAGTTCACATCAAAGCTAATACGACTCCAACGACTATCATCACTTTTTGGTCTTAGGTGCACTAACCATGGTGTCTCAATGATAAGCTTTTGTAGGAAGATCGACATGTTATCAGCACGCTCCTTAGAAGCCGAGATGATCATGATCTTCTTCTCAGCATCGTTAAAGAGGGTCCACAACACAAACGCTCCAGTGATCCAGCTCTTACCGACTCCTCGGAAGGCTTGGATCTGTAGTCGTTTAGGACCGTGTTGTAGGTAATCAGCAATAGCGTATTGAGCACGAGTAGGGGATGGTAGATCTAGTTGCCCCCATAGTGCTTGAAGAAATAATTTAAAGTCAGCCTTGAGAGCCCCTACAACGTCGTTTGTTTTAGTCATGTGATAGGATGTATAGGAAAGCACCTAGAGGCCCCTTGTAGAGGCTCCTAGGCACCGATGGTGGGAGATTAGTCAGCGAGCTTAGTACGTACTCCACCAAATAGATTGGTTAGACGTTCTGTTTCACCAATTCGCATGTTACTAGCACGCAGTTGTTGTTGTGGATCCTTTGGCCTAATACGCATCTTTGGGTCGTATGAAGCTCCTAGTATCTTACCGTAATTTAATGCTGCGTTCTTGGATGGTGTGAATGCACGACTAGCCATAGCGCTAGCTACTGGATCCTTGCCAATAGCATAAGCAATTTTAATTTTACGGATTAGTTCAAGGAGTGGGTTAGTCTCTTCTTTTTTCTTTTTCTTTTCTGCCATTACACCTCACCACGAATAGTCTTCATTGCACTATTAGAGAAACGTAATAGTTGAGACATAGGATTCAGCCTATTTAAAGCTGGCATCAAGTTACCTTGCATAGCTTGCCTAATTGGATCAGCCTCAGCTCTTTTAGTACCAGCACCTTGGCCACGTGGAACTAATTGCGGCTTACCACCTTTAATATCAATACCAAAGCTAGTAGGACGACCATCGTTGGTGTAGACTTTATTGGACTTTTTATCTAGCCAATAAGGTGTTCCATTTACTGTGACACGCTCTGGGCCACCTTGTGCTGCCCTAGGAGCTGCCAATTCACTAGCTACTGCAGCAGCAGCCGTAGTAGCAACAGGAGCAGCTACAGCAACAGAACCAACAGCAGGAATTAACCTGCTCATGATAGGTTTAACTATTGGATCTGTAGCCATGCCAATAGCTGTACCTTTAGCAACTTCCTCTAGTGCTCTAGTAGGCTCACCTCTTTGTAAAGGTTCAATTGCAGAACTAGCAGCAAATGGTAGTTGTGCCTTGATGCTTGGTGCCAGTTGCTTAAGTTGAGAGCCTGTTGGTATTGGGATTGGTAGATAGCCTCCAATGTTTTGACCTCGGGATTGACTGCTGCTGAATTCAGATACTAGTTCCGGGTCAATGCTTGGGGCAGTTTCCCTATTGGCAACATCAGCAGCCATAGCTGTCAAAGCAGCTCTGTTTGGCATTAACCCTTTCGGAGCTTGACCTCTTGAGAACTCAGGAAACAAAGGAGCCTTTACCTGCGTAACTGGCCCTGCCATAGTATCATTTGGGTTAACACCTCCTAACGATACTCCCTGAGCAGCTAATTGGGTTTGCTTATCAACTTGAGCAGCTAGTTGTTGCGGATTCACATAACCAACATTAACTCTCATTGCCTCAGCATCTGTCATGGAACGACCTAAGCCAGACCCCATATTAGTACCAGACCTATTAAGTTTAGGGTCTCTCATGACAAATTCATAAAAGTCCTCAAACCAGTTTTTAGGTATTCCTAGCGCATCAAGTCCTGCTTGATTGATATTAGCTCTAGGCATTTCTTGGTGAACAGCATTGCCCTGTATTGGGACACCATCAGCTCCGATAAAACTTTTCTGTGGCTCAGGATTTGCGTTTCGACCAGTAGTTGGACCTAAGTTTTTAGGATCTTTAGCAGCAATCCAGTGACCATTATCCCAGTATCCAGCTGTAGTTTCAGCAATCTTTTGAGTTCTCTTACTCGATTCATTCCATGTACGATGTACATCATCTAGATACTGTTTTGCTGTACCGGGTGGAAATATACCAGCAGCCTCCTGCTTTTTAATATGATCAATAAGGCCAAGAGGTACCAATTCTGCCATCTTACGGGTATTCAGAGAGAATCCACCCGATTTGGCATAGGAAAAGTCCCGTCCAGTTTTTATACCAACTGCCTCTTCAATTTCTGCTTTTGATTTACCTTCACTATGTAAAAGATTGAGATAAGACAGTAGTTCGTCGTAACTTTGGAAAGTACTTGGGAAAAGATTACGCCTAACGTTATCAGCAAACCGTAGGTCTAACGTTTCGTTGATAGGACGCGTGGCCAAGGCTACGTCTATATTCGTTTGTTTTCTTTGATTAGGGGCCACAACTTAGCTCCCAACTACATTGGACCCGCCTTTGTCCATGTTATTCTTACGCTTACGCTCCTCACGTTCCATGATCTCGCGTTGACGTTGATTACTCATCATGTCCTCACGACCTGCACCACGACGTTGACGAGGCTTAGCCTTTGCTTTGGGTTGATCTTCTTTTTTCTTAGCCTTGTATTCACCGCGAGCAGGACCCTTATATTCCTTACCATTAGGGGCTTCTAGCATGGTAGCTGAACCACCACTAGCTTTACCTTCTAAATCCTTAGACGTAAGATTACTACGTCCTTGCATACGAGACATACGAGCAGCATCCATCCGCCTACCGAACTCTTTGATGCTCTCTGCTACGGATCCACGATTCTTGTCTTGATCCTTACCTTTACGTGTCATTGCCATAATTAACGAATGTGTGATAGAATTAATGTTTCCCTATTAGTAGGACCAAATGTGTCCCTCATCCATTGTAGCCAATTCCTACTTCCTTTAGCCTGATTGCATTTCCTACAGCTGGGTACCAAATTTGAAGTAAGGTCTTCGCCACCAAGACACTTAGGGCGAACGTGGTCAAGTGTAAGTTCATGTAGTTCATAAGTTTCTCCGCAGTATACGCATTGACAATTAAAGTATTCCTTAATTGCACGACGGTGTAGCCTTTTTGCTTCAGAGCTTGTCATCGTTATTAGGTTGTGGAGGTAGTGATCAGGACTAGGAAATAGCGGTGTCACATTATTAGATTGGGAGTGGATCAGCCATACTTCTTACCCTTACGTGGGCGTGTACGGTTAGCTTTAGGGGACTCTAGTTTGCCTTTATTAGGTCCAGTATGGGAAGCATCCATACCATCACCATTACCGTAGGTACCAAGCTTACGGTTTAGTTTATTGGCATTAGTACGGATCTTTAGACCCTCCTTAGTTCTGTTGTATTCAGCTTGTTGCTTAAGACGTTTAGCCTTAGCCTCAGGATTAGCCTTATAGTATTTAGATGTGCGACTTGCCATAATGACCTTTATCAAGTAGATACTGAGCTGCTTTCAAGAGTATATTAGGATTATCCTGTAAGGCACCCAATCCAACGTTACATTGATTGCAAAGAAGTCCTCGCACCTCATCAGTTTCGTGATTATGGTCGACAGAAAACCTCCCGTAATGACCAGGATAATCCGAACCGCAGATTGCACATACACCATCCTGCTCCAAAAGCATCTGATCGTATTGCTGTAAAGTGATATTATATGCAGATTTAAGGTATCTATTAAGCTGAGCTTGTGGATTGTATGGTTCAGCTTTTCGGCACTCCTTGCAGATTGACCTTAGCCCATCTTTACCTTGTTTGTGTTTGTGGAACTCTGACAACTCTTTAGTTTGTTTACATTGTGGACAGTATTTCATGCAAACTTTTTACCGTAAAGGCGCGTTTGGATAAGTTCAGGGTCAACCTTGGGTAAAATGGTGGCAAGTTTATCGAGAGGGTTGCCGTCGTAGGCGACACCACTGATATCATTCTTGGACAACCAGTCACAAGCTGCTTTTAGATCAGCAGTAGAGGCTTCACCCGACTGAACCCTTTTGAGAAACTCTTCAGTAACAAGAGCGTGCAGTTGGTTAAATGAATCCTCTGTAGCTTTTTGATGTTTAGCCATTTCTCAATACAATCTGGTCCAGCTTGTTCTCAATTCTGATCATGTGATCCTCCATCTTTTGTAGGGCGTTAGCTAGCTCTTGCCTTGGGACGTATTTCTCAGCAAACCTTAATTCAATGGCATCAATACGTTTATCTAATTGATCCATACGAGTGTTTGATTTACTGTTCATAGCTGCAATACCGCCACCAATGCCAATCACTAAAGACGCAACGCCTGTGATAATGGCCTCAATCATTTCTTTTGGTTAATGATGTTAATCAGTTTAGTGCTATAGTTGGGATCAGTGGCGTATCCCTCTTTAATTAAAAGCTTGCAACACTCCTCTATGGAAGAGGCACGGTTGACGCCTTTATATGTTTTGTAGTCCTTGTACCAACGTTGTACTAAGTACGACACACAAGATTGTAGGTCAGGGAAGTTAAGGAAACCAGCAGTAATAGTGATCCACTTACCATCAATGAACTCTTTTGTCTCATGGTCAGTGCCAGATCCCTTGAGTCCAAAGTAGTTGTTCTTACCGGAAGTATGCTTACCCCAGCCACTCTCTAATGCCCATTGTGCAGCTACTACTTGTGGGAACTTAGCACCTGCCTTAGAGGCTGCAGTAATAACCCCCTCCCAGGTGTTAGCAACGGTAGCGATAGGTTGCGGAGTATTGGTTGGCCTGAAGGTCATGAACCAGCCAGTGCCTTTACCTTCTACTTCCCAACGCTTAAGCCAGTTATGCCAGGTGTACTTGACATCCTTACCACCACTACCAATAGTGACGTAACCACCATTGACATTATCCATCTCACCGTATGGATCATGGAAGATACCGTGTTCACCATCATCACCAATAAGTAGCATCCAGTGACCACCACCAACAGGGTTTGATGCATGACCTTTATGTAGGATGCCAGTAGCAACTGGATAACCTGCCTTTAGTTCGTTGATTAGTGCTTGCTTAGTACCTTTCTGGTAGAAGGTAGCAAAGACACCATACTGCTGACAGGCTTTAACTTGACTAGTAGAGGATGTAGTATCTCCATACTTCAGGACTGTACGGAGGTAATTATCATCTGCATTGCTACCCTTAAGGGCATCAGGAAGGAGATACTTGATAGCCATAGCGCATGTTGAGCTAAAGCACATCCGATCTCCGTGACCTGTTGCACTATCAGTCTGAGGGTAGTATTGTTTAACAGGCAGCAGTACCATAACTACTTGCCCCTAAAAGTACGACGAATACGCCGCACTGTGTCATCCTCAGTACGTGTCTTACTGAAGTAAGCAGCAGCCATGGAGATAGCTTGAGTGACACTGTTAGAGCGACGCTTCTTAGTCATGCCGAGATACTCGGACGTGATAAAGAGAATAAAAAAAGCCAAGGTCTCATACGAAACCTTGACTCCAAGGATGGTGATCATGATCAGACTCCAGTTTCAGGAGTAGGCTCTGAGGTGGGTTCAGGAGTAGGCGCAGGGGT